CACAAAATACTCTATTTTAATAAAATATTGACATGCTTCAAATAAGTATTATATATATCTAGTGAACGTTGAAACAAGATAAAAACGGATCGGACCCGGGGGCGGTACCCGGCAGCTCCACCATAAGCACACTGCCTGAAAGGGGAAAGGCAGAGTTGAAACACACTCGGTAAGTCGAAAGACTGAAGTTGGGATCAGGTCCAACCAGTGTGCTTATGATGGGGCTGAAATAGGATCGACGGACGGAATAGTTGAGTGGAGTTCACCGTGTTGGCCTACGTTATTCAGCCAAAACAAATAAGTGCAAACGATAACTTCGCACCATCTGGTTTTGCTCTAGCAGCATAAACACAGGGAGCTGACCACTTGCTTAGCAACAGAAAAGTGGTACATTTCTATAACTATCACACAAAAGGAAAATATACAAATGCAAAAACTATTATTAACTACGGCGTTAGTTTTCGTCGGCGGAGCAGCTTTTGCTGAAGGCACTCCAGAAACTTCTGGTGGGTTTACAGGTGAAATTAAAACCGTAATCGCTAAAACTGGTACTGACGATAAAATGGGTGCAACCACATCTTTCGGACTTGACCTAAACGCAGTAAATGGAGCAGCATTTGGCCGCATGGAATTTGCAGTAGATTCTACATCAAATAACCTTAAGCTCGACGAATGGGCATTAGGAACTGCAACAGACGTTGCTGGTTTTTCCTTTGGTAACCAAGGAAACCTTTGGGTAGATACTGAAAGCCTTGCGGCAACTTCAACTATTGAAGAACCTACAATGGGTACAAGCATTCAAGTAACAGCTATGGGTGTTAAAGCAGGCGTGGCATTTACAGACATTAGTGCAGACGTAACAGAACTTGAAAATGTTCAGTTAGGTTATGCGACTGATCTTGGTCCAGCTGCTGTAGATACTGCTATTGATTATAACTTGGATTCAAGCGAATGGGTAACAGGTACTCGTTTGGAAACTCAGGGCTTAATTATCCCAGGTGCTGGCCTCGGTGGCGTAGTATCCTATGGATCAGCTAGCGAGACATTTGGTTTTGAGGCATTCACAACAATCTCAGGCGTAACTGCTTATGTTGCTGGTGACCAGGACGATATGGCTCAAGACGTTGGTGCAAATTATGAAACTAATTTTGCTGGTTTAGGCTTAGAGGCAGGTGTTAACTATAACATGGACTCTGAAGAGTTTAACCCAAAAATTACAGCTTCTTTTAACTTCTAATTTACACTACATGTTAAACAAAAGAGGGGCTTCGGCTCCTCTTTTTATTTGTATAAATAAACCTATAATCAATTAAATTATGAAGAGGTTTTTGCATGTCAAAACTCAAAGAGTTAACTTGGGCTCATCACCAAGCCGCGGAACGTCGTAAGTTCGCGAAGGAATTACTTTCAGGATCTATTGATCCAAAACTTTATCACAAATTCCTAACATGCCAGTATATGAATTATAATGTACTTGAGCAAGCTACAATTATTCCACCACATTTAAATAAAATTCACAGAGCTCGTCGTATTTTCGAAGATATTAGAGAGCTTGAGGAAGCTTTTGGTTTAGAGCCAGATGGTATATTTCCACCATCTGTAAATGAGTATGCTTCCCGGATTGCAATGTTACAAGAGTCAGATAATAATCATGGTTTACTCGCCCATATGTATGTACGACATTTTGGTGAATTACATGGCGGCCAAATGATTAAAAAGAAAATTCCCGGTAATGGTCTCATGTATGAGTTCGAAGGAGACACGAAATATCTTATCGAAGAGTTTAGAAAACTTCTTGATGACGATATGGCTGAAGAGGCTAAAATTTGCTTTGATTTTGCGTCTCAGCTATTTGATGAATTGTCTGTTGACATTTCTTAATTTATATTATATAATAAAACTATAGCAACTTAGAGGAGGTACTGTTATGGATATGACAGCGTACGAAGAAATCGAAACTAAGGATTACGCAAAGGCTATGAGAATGGCCAGAAGTGAAAGTGCTAGAGCACGACGAAAATATACAAAGCTAGTCCGAGAAGCTAAAATTATGAGCGAATGGTCACGTAAGAGAAGGGCCCGTAAAAACAAATGACACCACTTTGGGATCGGTTAAATACTTACGCCGAGTTTATTTTTAATAGTTTTGAAGAAAAGTTTGACCGCTGGGATAATGAAGCTTATACAGAAGATATGCATTTTCCTGGATGGACAGATACTTTTTGGCATTCTGATCAAATTTATAAGGCGCATTTAAAAACTATCGTACCAGAGAATGGTAAAGGTCTTTGGCTTATGCATGTAAATGTATTTCCAGACCCTAGCGTTGAGCTACCCATTCTTGGTTTTGATATTGTAGCCGGTCCCAAAAAGATTACTGGTTCGTTTATGGATTACAGTCCATTACATGGATTTCCACATCCATATACTGATTATATGAAACAAACAGTTGAAAATTTAGAATGGAACAAACCAAGAGAATTACCAGACTGGGCAAAAGAAATATTTTCAGAAAATATGATAGCCGTTGGGAATATCAATACCGAAGAAGAATTAGAACAATTCATTATGGTAACATCTGATTTAGTAAAGCACTATTTAAACAACTTAGAGCAAAACGCTTTTAAAACAAATAGAAATATTACACCAATATTAAATAAGTATTGTCAAAATCAAAAGCTTAATCCGCATCTTCATAGATCTATTTTAGCAATGGGTATATCCGAAAAAGATAAAGATGAATATGTAAATAACGTGCTATTTGAGGAGATTTAAATGGCGTTTTTAGTACATCCCTTGCCACCAGTAAACGTATATGTTAAAATGGAATATCTATACGATTTAGAACCTGGGCATCCTAGTTGGGGTAACTTAACTCCTGGTATTTGGATTAGTGTTAAATCAACTCAATCAAAAGCGTTATATTTTGAAACACTTCTTACAGATTATGGAGCATTATATGATAAATTACCTATATCAGCTTTTGTTTGGAAAGAAGAGTTCAATCCTGACGATCATCTTCCACTCGATGTTCTTCAGCTTTGGGATTGTTTTGATTATGATATTACTGTTATCCAAAAGCCAATCTTGTGCAGATGCGAGTTTTTCGGTAAAGATAAAAAAATGCATGCAGGAGAATACGAGTTCACAATTGATAATTGTCACCGCGATTCTTCCATCATTGACACCAACTTTAGCGAACACGACCCTGAGCACAAATCATTTAATGTTATTAGGCTCGACAACGGTCAATTCGCTGCTCAGCCAAACAATAGGGTTATCTGGAGAGATAGCTCCTTAACACCCGCCGATTTAAAAAGACCAGACTTTAAAGTCTGCACTCAAAATTATGCGGTAGAAACAGAACCAAAATGGTCTGTTGGCCATACAGATGAATGGCAATATAAAACTCAAGAAGAGCAAAAAAGTAGTTGACATTTACAACTTACGATGATAATATAAATTATATGCAATAAAGGGGAGTGTTTAAATGTCTGAACCAATTGAGGTTAATGGCTGTTGCAAAAAAGTTAATATTACTTGTGGCAATACATTTGTTATGTTCGATAAATTTAAATACGAAGTTAAAGTCTTTTATTGTAAAAATTGTGGTTCTAAGAAAGCCTCTTCTTATATCAATGAAGTTAAAAGCCAAAGGAGTCTAAAATGAATGTATTAATGGGTGAAAACGGCGGTAAAAGCCTGAAAGCGGAGTATTATGGAACAGAAAACGGTTGCGGAATTAGATTCTTTATCAACGGAGAATTCATCAAAGAAGAAATCTACGAAGGCAAAAGCATTCATTGGGCTGAGTCAGCAGCTACAAACTGGCTGGAAGGTATCAAAACTCTCAATGGATGAAAAAGCAATGGCGATTACGCCAAGAACACCTGAGAAGGTACATCACGAAATTGCCTATATGCTCGCTAACGGTGTTAATTATATAGATGCTTTGGTTGAATATGCGAGAATCCACGAACTTGAAATTGAAGTAGTTGCTGATATTGTTAAAAAATCTTCTATTTTAAAAGAAAAAGTTCGTACCGAAGCTGTTAAAATGAAATTGGTGATACAAGATGATCCTGACATCACAGAGTTATGCTAACGAAGAGTCTTTTCAGTGGTATGTAAAATACCTTGCTATGAAAAAACATTTCACAGATCAAAAGTATGACTATCAAAAATATCGTGGAAAAATAAGAGCGTCGTATGACAAGTTTAGAACTCGCAACGACGTTTATTTTTTCGGCAAATTATCTGAAAAAAGCGATCCAGAAAAATTAATGTTAGCTAATATGATTGTTAAGCCTAACATCTGGATCCGTGAAATCCTCGAGCCTGTGGGCGAAGAACGTTATATGGATTGGCAAAGAAAAATGGATTCTTTGACCAGGATATTTAAAACTGATTTGGCCAAGCTCGATGATAACTACCAAGCTAATTTTACGTCAGTTAATGGTCAACATCCTTTGTTGATTACTTTATACTTACAAAAACAAATTAGCTTGGAAACTATTACTATCTTAGCTTCGTTGTCAAATATTTTTCCTTATTGGGATAAAGAAGTAGTTGACAAAATCGTAGCTTATGATATAATAACCTTATTAAGAAAGTATAGACCTTTCTTAGACTATGACGAAAAAAAGTTTAAAAACATTGTTCGCGAACTGTTTTTCTGATATAAATATACCGTTACCTCGTGTAACGAAT